AATAAGTCAGTGACCGTATCAACAAAACATTGATCAATTGTTTTATTAAGGTCAGAGGCCAGCGTATCCGTTTTAATACTTAGTATTTCCTGTAACTTCTTCATAGTGTCATTTTCATCATATATGGAAGGTAATAAATTTATTAGATTCATTAGCTTACCTCCGTTAGCTCTATATTGCCTACGATAGGCATTTCGGTTTCGCCTATTTCTATATTTACGTTATCACCATCTGCTAAAAGAGTGTCATAATCTGCCACTCCTGGAGTAGATAAAAGTATGCTTCCTATCTTTGCATAGCTCACACTATATATCTCAAATATCAAGTCTTTGAAATATTCAACTATCAATTCAGTAAACGAATTGACCACATCGTCAAAAGCGGCTGACCCATCTAATACAATATTTGCCGTTATTCCTATTATCTTTTGTTCAGGACTATCAACTGTAACTGATGCGCCTATAGGGCGTACTGCTTCAATATACTCATATACAACCGGTTCTAGAGTTTCATCAATTTCCATATTACTGTCTACTACAAGCACCCTTACTGTGCCATTGCCATTCCATAGAGGAAATACCTTTGCATCACCCACACCCGGCACACTCATTGCCCACTCCCTATAATTAAATGCATTCCCGGAGGTGGAAGGCCTCTGTAAGTATGCATAAAATCTTGATCTTAAATTGTCATCTGACTCTGTATTCTGACCTGAAACAATAATATCAGTAAGTGTAGCTGTAACTCCGGATATATTGTCAATATTCTCAAGCGTACCAGTATATGCATTGCCTATATCCCCATACTGCTCACATTCAGCATTATATATATTCGGTGATATAATCTCTGTGATAGCATAAGATATATCGTTTATCCCCCATCTGCTACCTATAGGAACATCTTTCGTCGCAACTATCTTTCTTATTGCTTTTGTAGCAGGCTTTCTTGTAAGTCCATAATCTGCTACTACCCTATCAAGATATTCACCTACTGCAGTATCACCTGATACAAGATCAATAAAATGATTTAACATAAAATAAGTCTGCGCTAATTGATAGGCACAAGGAGCAAGCGCATCATATATAATAGATCCTTCTCTTTTATCTACGTCACTAGTTACTTTAGACAGCATATCAGCTAGTATTTTTTCATATGTCATACTTTCAAACACTATATACTCACCTCCTGAGCGATACTTAAATCACCATAGATGCCTTTTACTTCAAAAGTACACAATAATTCATCTCCGGTTATATCAAAATCAAAATTATCTACACTTTTTATCCTATCATCCTGGAGTAAACATTCTTGAATTCTTCTTTTAAGCTCTAGCTTTACATATGTGGGATTCTTCCCTATAAGATTTTCTAATTCTATTCCATAAGAAAAGCTATATATTGGGTATTCATACCTTTCAGTATTTAGTACCTTATATATAGCTTGTTCTAAAGCTTGTAATTCGTCTGTAAAGCCTTGTATTTTATCCTTTGATAATCTATATGTCTTGCTTACACTAGGCTCGTTTATGATGCTTAAATTGCGGTTAATTCCTGAATTAGGAATCATTTAATCACATCCTCAACCTTGTACTCTCTAGTAATTCCATCTATAGACAATTTAATTGAACTTCCTTTAATAATGAATTCTTGACCAACAATCTCAATAATATAAAATTCTTGACCACCGTGATTTCTTATTATCCTTACCTTATCTCCTGCAGATACGTAATCTTTTAAATTCCCCTTTACAAGTTCAATTGGTACTACTAATTTATCGCTTATTCTTATTCCTTCACCTTCAACAGTTCCAAGCATTATATTGCATAGTTTAGCATTATTGAGGTAATTTTGAACTATCGTTTTAATCTCATTTATCATAAAATATCTTCTTCCTTTTGTTGGTATCAATTGGCGTGGTAAGAGCCCTCTCAATACTCCAGCCATAAATATTAATTCTGGCTGATAAAGTAACTCCTTTTATTCCTAATTCCTTTGCCCATTGAGATAATGTTTTAGTTTCTCCATTATATGTTAATAAATGATTGTTTCTCTTGTTATTCTGTTGCTCGACTTGTATACTCCACCTACAGTTATCTGATGTATAGTCTCCATCTACATCAATTCTATCTATGGTTAATGACTTTTTATAGCCATTAGCTATACTCCAATCATAGAAGTTTCTAAAACTATTTAGCCATTCATTACACACTACAATTCCTCTTCCACCATAATCTTTATAACATGAATTATTTTGGTTGTAGCATCTATCTTTCATATCTGCATATATCTGGTATAACCTGGTATTACTTAGCCCATGTGTAGTATTTCTTTTAATCAGTTTTTCTCTTTTCAAACAACCACAACTTTTGCACCTACCTTGCTGAAGATGTGTTGCATACACAGTTACTACATTTCCACAATCACACTTACATAACCACATTACATATTTCCTTTTCCCTATAAATTTATCCCTATTTCTTTTTATAACAGTAAGTCTCCCAAATCTCATTCCTGTTAAATCTTTAAGCATGTTGTTAACTTCACCCCCTGCACATATTAAATTGCTACTTCAAGTGACATCGTGTACACTGGAAGAAACTCGTGTGTAACTGACTTGACTATAAGTCTTTTATTCAGATCAATATCGGCAATTCTCCCAAAGAAACTTGTACCAGCTCTTATGGATGTATCACCCAGACATTCAAGACTTAAAGTTTCCATCTCTTTATTATAAAGACTTAGCAAGATGTCTGCTTTTGATTTAGCTTGTGATGGATTCTCATTTTTATCTAACACTTCAAAATACTGCAACAAACCATACTTTTTAATAGAGTTGCTATCATACACTATATAAACATCTCTTTTACCGCTTTTTTCATTGTCACTGGCCAGCTTAACCTGATTATAAAACTCATCATCTATTGACTTTTCATAATCAAAGTCGAATACCAAACTTTCATCACCTAATATTAAATCCAATGTTAGATCTTCTAAATCCCTAACAGCAATGTCTCCAAACTCGTCTCTTAAGGCATATTTTTTGCCAATACTCATCAAGGTATCACTAATAGAAGTATATATTATATCCAACCAAGTCTTATCGTCTTGTACACTAATAGGTAGTGTATACTTGGTGTCTACAATGTTACCAGCCTTTAAATTAAAGTAATTACACATCTTTTTAACTAATGTAGATATGGTATCATCTTTTACTGAAATAGTATCCTTGGCTTTGCAGTACCTAAGTTGATCATATGCTGTAGCAGTTAACTCTTTTTTCTTGTTTTGCCCATGTTTGAATACATATCCATAAAATATATTGACCCCATTGTATTTGAACATTACTATGCTGCCATTCGTAATAACCAGATCATCATTTATATATGAAAATTCTAACTTCCCACAGCCATCGTTTAATTTATCAGTGTAAGATACTTTTGTCACAAGCTCACTTATTTCATATGTTTGTCCATCTATTTTCACTAAAAACTCCATCATGTGATCATCAACACCTGTCCAGGATAGATAAGATTAGGATTTTTGATCTTATCTTTATTTGCATTATATATCTTAGTATACTGAGCACCGTCACCATAATATTTTTTAGAAATTGCCCATAAAGTATCTCCAGATACTACAGTATGAGAACCGCTACTTTTAGGGTTGTTCCCTTGAATTGCAACTGGCTTTGTACTTGCCAATTGTACAATGTTATTTGGATTGATTTGTTCTATGACCTGAAGCTTTTTTCCGTATTCCTTATATTCAAGAAGCTTAAAAGAGACATACTTATCCCCTTCTTCTCCGGATTTCTCTACAACATTCATCTCTTCAATCAATACCAAAATATTAATCTCATCCCTTGCATTATTACTTGCTATAAACCTTATTGGCTTTAATTCAACTCTCCACTGCCTAAATAGATTTAAATAAAAACTTGGTTCTTTAAATTCATTTAATGTCTCAATATAATGCAAAGGATCCTTGGGAAACTCACACTCAAAGTTGTATTCTCTCAATTCCATATGGGATGGAATAACTATTTGCCCTAATTTTAATATCTCATATTTTTCATTTGCTTGTACTGTAGATCTCTCTATTTGTTCCGGATTGACAGGAAGTCTATATGTTGTGTTGTTATAGTCAAAAAAGACAGCATAATCACTCATCTCAATAAGCCCCCTCTGCTGCTATTGCAATTTCTTCTTGAAGGATCTTTTTAATTCTTCCGGCAACCTTATCTGCATCTGCTTCCTTGGTCACATCTCCAAATTTAATACTTATCTTTGGTGCCAATGTAGCAGTACTAAATTTATTTACATATTCTCTTTCTGCTATATCTCGAAGGTACTTTAAATCTTCATCATCCATATCAACTTCTACTTTGTTGTTTTTGCCTGTTCCTTCTATAGTAAGTGGAGTATCTATTCCTTTCAAGTAGTCTCCTATATCAAATGGGGTGTCCCCTTTTAAGGAAAACTTATCTAAATATGAGCTTAATTTATCACTTAATCCAGTATAGAGATTCTTTCCTATATCTGATCCTGACTTATACATATCTGAAAGATTTACATAATCAATTAATTCTTTTTTACTCCAATATCCATCTAGTTCTCCAACTGAGCCTATATCAACACCAGGTATCTTATTCAATGCTTCAATAATCTTATTTACACCTTTTATTATAAGATTTATAGCTCCAAATACTGCACTTTCAACAACTCCAAATATTGATATAAAGGAATTTTCTATAAAAATCCCTGCATTAGCTAGTGCACCTATTAACCAACCAATAGCGCCCCCTATAGCTCCAAATACATCTAAAGCCGTTATGCCAGTTTCATTTAATGAGTATATCAACAATGCTATTGCTCCAATTAGTGGTAATATTGGCTGATACATTATTTGCCATATACTTAATTGAAGTAATAATGGTGTTATCATTGCCCATAATCCTGATATTATATTTACGAGTGCTACAGTAGCAATTGCTCCTAATATAGGTCCTATAATATCCCATCCATCAATAATAATATTAACTAGCCACTCTAACCCACCGGCTAATAAATAAATACCACCAATTACAGTATTAATTATTCTTTCAAACCCATCAGTATTTATTAAATTATTTACTTTTTCTATGACAGGACCAAAAGCTTTTAAAGCCTCACGACTTATCTTATTTCCAACATCAGCGAAGGTTAAAGGTAATGTCTCGAACATATTATTAATATCTTCACCAGCCATAAATAAAGCATTCTTTATGACATCTGCAGTCAATATACCTTGAGCTGACCAATCTTTCATGGTGCCTTCTGCCTTTTGAACGTTTATCATGTAATCTTCAATAGCATTAGCTAACATCGGAGCCCCTTCTATTATGGATACAAATTCATCTCCTTGCAACCTCCCAGATGCCATTGCTTGAGTCAACTGTCTCATTGCTCCTTGTTGAGTAGCTGCATCTGTATTTCCTAATCTAAAAGCTTTTTGTGTTAGTTCAGTGAATGCTATCAATTCATCGTTTGAACCAAAGGCTTTTCCTGCTAATAATCCCATTTTAGCCACTGCATCTGACATGTCAGAATAAGACCCTCTTGACCTATCTGCAGCAGCGAATATCTTATCTTGCAATTCTAGCTGTGTTTGTAGCCCATCATTGATTAATCCAAGTCTTGCAGCAGTATTAGTATACTCATCAGAAATATCCATCCCTTTTTTAAAAGCTGCTAAACTTAAAAAGGTACCTACTAATTTTTTTAATCCATTATTAGCTATATCAGCACTTGCTCCAGTTGCTTCGAGTTTATTATTAAGCTCATCAGTACCCCTACTAGCTTTTATAATCTTATCTGTGGCATCATCTGTCCCTCTGCTTATTTTATCAATCGTTGTTGAATACCCATCAAACAATTTAAACATTGCTTTTAAAGTAGCTATCGTCTCCTACCTCCCTTCATCCTTATTTTTCTTGCTTCCTCCTGATCTTTTTCAATTCTTTTCTGAATACTACCATAAACAAAAGCTTTTTCTTTATCACTCATATTCACAAGAGTAGAAGGTAATATGTGTAATTTTTGAAGAGCAAAGTGAGCCAAGTTAAATTCGACATCACC